CAGTTGCTTGGCCTGTTGGTATAGGAAACAAAGGTAATGCTGGTGTTGCTGGTAGTATCAGAACTACATTAGGTTCTATTGGATATGTAAATCAATCTTATGTTAAAGGTGAAATCAGAGCTGCTGAATTACAGAATAAGAATGGTGACTTTGTTACACCATCAGTTGAGTCGGGTTCTCTGGCACTCAATGGTATTACACTCAATGAAAACCTCGCAGGGACAGACCCTAACCCTGCAGCAGAAGGTGCTTACCCCATTGCTACGCTTACATGGGTACTTGCTTATGAAACTGGTAATGGTCGTAAGACTGAAGCAGTAAAGGAAACTCTATCAACGTTACTCTCTACAGAGTATCAAGAGAAGGCATCTGTGTTAGGGTATGTTCCTTTAAGAGGTGACATTCTTGAGAAGTCCCGTGCTGCTGTTGAACGAATAGGAAAATAGATAATTATACATAATAGAAAAGAGAGGGGAAGTGATTCCCCTTTTTTGTTGTTAATAACTTGTAAGATGGAAAAGTTAAGAGTGCAGTGCCGTGTATGTGGAAAGGAACTGCAGGGAAATAGTGGCAAGACATATTCTTGTGGGTGTCCTAATATGATGACTGTGAGGGGAGATACTGTATCTGCTGTTAATATGTCAGATGTTATTATGTTAAATTCTAATAAACCAAAAAGAGTGAATGAGGGTTTAACTCAACAAGATATTGAGTGGCAAGAACAAAGAAGAAAACGTAAAGTGCGTAAGATGGATTTTGAAGTTAGATAAATACTATTACTTAAATCCACAACCCGTTTTGTACGATTTTGGATGGGGAGGTTTAAGAGAAGCATTTTAAAACCAAATGACCGAAGGATCAATTGAGTCTGAACTTAAAAACGTTCATAAGAAATTGGAAGATATTGAAAAGAAGCAAGAGATGATGAAAAAGTTATATGATTTAGAAAGGGAACAACAACAGAAGATGGGTAAACGCCCACTAAACCATCTTCATGAGATGACTTGACACTATTGTTATAATAGATAATATATAAACAGTTCTTATATGACTGAAGATACAATCAAGAAAATCTGCTATACTAAAGAGGAAGTAGATTCAATGATTGCTTTCGCTGTAGAAGAGGCACGTCGCATAGATGAAGCCTCAATGGCAAAGCATAACCGAGAAGCAACTATCATTAGTATGATATTGGGATTTACTTGTCTTGCTTTGTTCCTTGATGGATTACTTCGTATCCTTGGTGTTATTCCTCCCTTTATGCATCTTGATGTAAACGTCATTGATCAAATTAAAGAACAGGTAGAGAGTGATGTCATAGATAAGATACGACAAGTACCAATACAAAGATTGCTCAGAAGATGAATCCTCTAACCGACTTTATTTTTACAGTAACTTGGTTTGCATTGTTTGTATTTGCTATACGTTCACTAATCAAGGGATGGAGTATCATGAGAGAGGTTCCAGAACAGGGATATAGTGTAGAAAAGAAAACAGTAACTAAAATACCTCATCCAGAAATGGCAGATGTTCAACATGGGGATGAGTTGTTGGTTGTTAAGTTTGGTGGAGAGGAAAAAAAAGATCCTTTACTTCAGTCATTGGAAAATAGAATTACTGAATTAAATGATCCATGGGAAGATGAAGATGATGATGACGGAGATGTTGTAGTAAGAAGATGAAACCCGTACTTGATTATCTTAAAGAGATAAGAGATACTGCTAAATATATGCTACAAGGGTTACAAGTAACCTTTGACCATATGGGTAGGAGACCTGTAACTATACAGTATCCCTACGAAAAACTAATACCCTCTGAAAGATATAGAGGACGCATACACTTTGAAATGGATAAGTGTATTGCTTGTGAAGTATGTGTAAGGGTATGTCCAATAAATCTCCCAGTGGTCGATTGGGTGATGAACAAACAAGCAAAGAAAAAAGAATTAAGAAATTATTCAATTGATTTTGGGGTTTGTATATTCTGCGGAAATTGTGTAGAATACTGCCCAACCAATTGTTTAAGTATGACGGAGGAATATGAACTTTCTACATTTGATAGGCACTCACTCAACTTTGATAATGTCGCTCTTGGACGACTGCCCACTAATGTTACAACTGATCCCTCAGTTAGGGCCATGCGTGAACTGGCTTACTTACCAAAAGGAGAAATGGATCCCCATGAAGTCCCCGATAGCAAACCCCGTGTAGGAGCAAGATGATTTTAGAAACATTTTTAATACTAGCAGCATTACCATTTGTAGGATTAACAATCTTTTTTGGAACGAAAGGTGGATATTATGATAGTGATGATTATAAAGGTGATGGTTGTGCTCACGATGTCCAACGATGAAATCAATTTTCAAAATCTTTTATACAAAATGGTTTAGATCTGCACCAGTTGTAGCAACCATTTGGTTGACTGTTACAGCAGTCATACTTATAGAGTTTAATTACTTTTTTCCCGACCTTTTATTCCATCCAATGCAATGACTTTCCTAATAGCAATAATGTCTTTTGCAAATTTTGTATTTTGGCCATTAGTCATAGGTACAATTATTGCATTTGTTATTGAGCAGATACTTAGACAGATAGGTAATTCTTATGATCCTGAAGCCGTTAAAAAGGTTGCAATTGCTATGACTGTAAGGAAGTATTTTTGGAGACAAGCATGGTTATTTAATATTATATGGTTTTTGTGTTATGGTATATTGTTATTTGTAATGCGACCAGGTCAACAATCAATGCCAGATATGATTTGGCAAGGTTAATTGCTTGACTACATAACGTATATCCACTATAATATACGGGTAAACCAGTTAAAGCAATGACGCTTACTTCAAAGTTCAAGAAAGATCTAGGCACTTTACGTGCTGCTGTTAATCAGGAGATTTTCCTAGATGTCAAAAATCCAAAACTTTATAAGAAAGTAAAGAGATATTATCAAGATGAAGTTAAATTAACTGGAGAAGATCCAGATGCAGATTACAATGCTATAATGGAATGCATTGCTGAAGATCTTGCAGGAGTAGTATAATGAATGTTCTCCTTGAAAGATTTCCTTATCGTTATGTTGAGAACGGTAAATTAGAAAACGGTAAACCTGATTTCCGTATCCAGAAGATGGATGGTTATTCTTCTAGGTGGAAGGATATGTATCTATGTGATAATGGTATGCAACTAACCACTGCTATGGAAGATTTTGAGTACACTAAATGGCTTGATCCTGCTGGTGTTCCTTGTTATACTAAAGATGAAGCACGGAGTTACTCATGAGTGAAGAGTTTGGTAGAATTGCATCAGCACTTGAAAGAATTGCTAATGCATTAGAGCATCTACACATTGAAAAAATAGATCATGCTCACATAGATGACATCGGTGAGATACATGGTGATGTAGTAACCCATCCTAAACAATTTTAATTATGGAAAAACAAACGCTTAAGTTTACTATTAGACAAGACGGTCAAGTAACTGAAGAAGCTACTGGTTTTACTTCTCATGAATGTGTAGAAATTACTAAATCTATAGAAGAGAAACTTGGAAATTTAGAAACCCGTCAATTTAAACCCGAATTTTATTCTAACAATGTCACACTTCAGCACAATCAAAACGAAGATCAAACACAAACCACAATTAATTGAAGCACTAGAACTTCTTCAATATGATGTCACAGAAGACCAAGAACTTAGAGTGACTGGTGCTCATGGTATTAAACATGAAACTGTAGAAGCAGAGGTTGCTATCTCAAATGATATTGGGTTTCGTATGAACCCACACACAGGTGATTATGAACTGGTTGCAGATTTAGAAACTTGGAAGGAACCTATTTCTGTTGATAGATTTGTTGATAAGGTTACTCAGCAGTATGCTAGAATGACTATTCACAATACTGTCAAGCAGCAGGGTTTTGAGGTTGAAGAGGAGTGGGAGATGAATGATAATTCTATTGAACTAACTGTTACAAGATGGGTTTAATGAATATAGTATCTGGTAATATGGCAGGAGCCTTTAGTGGGTTCCTGTCACATATGGCATGGATGGAGATTGCGGATAATCCAGATAATGGAATTAGTGTACAACTTCATGTAAGAAATAAAACTCAATATCATGGAAATAGTTATTCTAATTATAGATGGTTTAATTCTAAAGACTGTAATAATTTTAATGAAGTTATAGAAGAAAATCTTCTTCTTAAATTTTTTAAGAAGAATCAATATATAACCACTAATATTTCTACTGATTGTATATACACTGAGTGTTATCCCAGTGATATAAAAAATATTGTTAATGTATATCCTGCTTCCTTAAAGTATGAAGGAAGGGGAAGTTTTAAAGAACAATACACAGATCCTGAAAACTTACAGATTGTGAGAGAAGGTCTTCATAAACAATGGAATAAGTTTGAGTTTACTGATGATTTTAATAAGATAGTAAAGGAAGAAGAGAAACTAATTGAAGGTAAGAAGGTAATGTGTTTAATGCTTAGACAGACAGAGCATTATCAAGGATATAAAGCTGGAGGTAGAGAGGTATTAGATAAGGCTATTGAGACTGTTAAGGATAAAATAGATGATTATGATGCACTTCTTTTAACAACTCAGATTCAACCTTTTGTTGATGAGTTTGTAAAAGTTTTTGGTGAGAGGTGTCTATATACCAACAGAGAAAGAATACCCCAAGATATTGATTGGAAAGGTGGAAGATACACTCACACTATAATGGGTGATGATGAGTATGAATGTGAGTATAGAGATTCTATGCTAGATGTTATACTTACAAGTAAGACTGATTTGGTCATTGCTGCAAGTAGTAATATGTTTCTTGCTGCTCTTTGTATGAATCCTAAAACTTCTTTTGATATTTTCTTAAATACGGATGGACACTAATGAAAAAGAAATTTAAATTATTGAATGATTCTTTTACCCATATTCGCAATGGTAATAAAGGATATATGATTCATGGAAAGGAATCTAAATGCATTGAATGGGTTCATATGGGTGAAGGAAAGCAGCAAGAAACGTTTAATTCTTTAACAACTGAGGATGAGACTTGGTATGTTGATAGATTTCTTCCTGCTGGATTTAATGATACTAAAAGTAAGAAGAAGTATGGTTTATTATTTGAGTGTGGTTGGATTATGCAACCTCTTATAGATCAGATAAAAAATAATATTGATTCGTATATGAATTGTTATGAAAAGATATTTACTTGGTCGGAGGAATTATGCAATCTTCATGAAAGAATCTGTTGGATACCAGGTTATGGTTCTTATATTAAAGAACCTCAGATTTATCCCAAAGATAAATTAGTATCTATCATTTGTTCTAATAGAAGTGATTTACCAGGTCATAGAGATCGTTTAGAAATGGTAAAACAATTAGAACCTTATGCTCCTTGGTTTGGTAAGGGTAGAGGTGACATGGAAATTAAAAATAAAGAAGAAGGCCTTGCTGATTATATGTTCTCAGTTGCTATTGAAAATATGGATAATTGGTGGACGGAAAAGATATTAGATTGTTTTCTCTGTGGAACCATACCTATTTTTTATGGTACCCCTAATATTGGTAAATGGTTTAATATGGATGGTATAATTATTCTTGAGGATGGATTTGATATAGAATCCTTAACATCAGAGTTATATTATTCTAAGATGGATGCAATTAAAGATAATTTTCAGAGGGGATTACCCTATGAAATAACTGAAGATTATATTTGGGAGACTTATTTTGCCAAATAAAATTTGTTTAATACATCATTTTGCTGGAATAGGTGATGTATTTTTTCTACAATATGTTGCCAGAAAATATATGGCAATGGGGTACCATATAATATGGCCTTTAAGAGATGATATACTGTGGATTAAAGATTATATTTCGGATATACAATTTTGTTCTATTAATGATAATTTTTCAGGAAAAGAATACTATGGTAAAGATGTAATTATTCAATCACCTCAATTTGTTTATCTTGGTATAATGAAAGCTCATCTGTGGGGTAATGATTATGGTATTGATGATGAAAATTCATGTGCGGTTATGCAATCTAAGTATGATTTGATGAATTTGGATTGGAATAATTGGTCACAAGGATTTCAATTTGATAGGAGAATTGACAAAGAAAATGATTTGTATTATAATGTGTTGGGATTGAAAGATAATTCTGAATATGTTTTTGTAAATAAATATGCCAATACAGAAAATAGAAAATATAATGGAATAGATCATTTAAAATTTGATCTTCCAATTGTTAATCTTAAAATTTTAAATGAATTTACTCTGTTTGATTGGTGTAAAGTGATTGAAAATGCAAAAGAAATACATACAGTTCATACTTCTATAAATTATCTTATAGAACTATTGAACATTAAAGCAAAGAAATATTGTATGTATCAAGGTAATCATCAACGTAGTGTTGGTAATATTCCTTTTAATATAAAAAAACCTGAATTTATTAGTTAATGTTATGGGACAAATTAATCAAGCCGTTAAACTTGACAAGGTAATTAAAAAATTTAATATAAAAAATTTTATAGAGACTGGAACTGGTTTGGGTGAAAGTCTTGAATATTTACTTAAATTGGATGAGAGTAAAGATTTAGATATTCATTCTATAGAATTGATGGAACAATTATATAACATACTGCAGAAAAAATTTAAATCTGTAGAGAATTTAGATCTTATTAAAGGGTATAGTCACGAAGAAATTGGTAAGTTGATGGAAGTTATTTCTGATCAACCAACTATTTTTTGGCATGATGCTCATTTTCCAGGAGCAGATTTTAAAATAGATGGTGCCACTTATACTAGTGAAAAGGATGACACTAAAAGAATTCCATTAGAATCTGAATTGAGAATTATTATTTCTAGTGGTAGAGATGTGAGTAATGATGTTTTTATTATTGATGATCTTAGAGTTTATAAAGATGGTCCCTATCAGGGAGGTAATTGGGAGTTTAGATCTCAAGCTGGTTCTGATAATATAGATTTTATATATGAATTGTTTGATGAAACGCATATTATAATAGAGTCTTATATTGCACAGGGGTTTATAATATTATTTCCTCTTACTACTCCTGAAGAAGTATGTAAATCACTTATTGAAGGTATTGTTGAAGAATGAAATTTTTAATTACTGGTATTACTGGGTTTGCAGGGCCACATTTAGCAAATCTTCTTCATAAAGAAGGTCATGAGATTTTTGGATTGATTAGACGTACCAATGGTATGGAAAGTGATATTCATGATGTTGTTCCTGATGATGTATATGAATCACTCACATTTGTCTATGGTGATTTAACTAACTATCGTTCTTTAAGAACTGTATTTGAGAAAGAACAGTTTGATGGTGTGTTTCATTTAGCAGCACAATCACATCCTCCTACCAGTTTTATTGATCCTATAGGGACAATGGATACTAATATAATGGGTAGTGCAAATCTAATACAAGTTATTCAAGATCATCAAGATAATTGTAAGTTGATGTTCTGTTCTACTTCAGAGGTATATGGAAACGTAGGACAGGATGGACGTAAGATACATTGGGAAGATACTATTCTTCCTGCTAATCCTTATGGTGCATCTAAGGCAGCAACAGATGTATATCTTCAAGAGAGAATGCAGAATGGGTTCATTAAAGGATTCATTACTCGTGCATTTTCTCATACAGGACCACGTAGAGGTAGAATATTCTCAATATCATCTGATGCATATCAGATTGCTAGGATGATGAAAGGACTACAAGAACCTGTTCTAAAGATTGGTAACTTGAATACTACTAGAGTTGTAATGGATGTTAGAGATACTGTGAGAGCTTACTATCTTGCTATGATACATCCTGACGTAACTAATCATGTCTTTAATATATGTGGTGACACTCCACGTAAGATGCAGTTCTTTACTGATAAACTTATTGAACTATCTGGATTGGATCATGTAGAACAAAAAATTCATAAACCTTTCTGGAGACCTCATGAGATTCATTATCAACATGGAGACTCTACTAATCATTCAGAACTTACAGGATTTAAGGAAGAGTATGATATTGAAACTACTCTTGATGATTTATTAAGATATTGGGTAGATAAACTGTGAGAAAAGTTTTTGTTAATGGAACATTTGATTTACTTCATAGGGGTCATTTGGATCTTTTAAATTATGCAAAGAGTCTGGGTGAATATGTTATAGTTGGTATTGATTCTGATGAGAGAGTCAAGCAAATGAAAGGTTCATCTCGACCTATCAATTGTCTAATGGATAGAGCACACATGCTTGCTAATCTTAAGTCAGTTGATGAGGTTAGATTCTTTGGTAGTGATAATGAGTTGGAGGGGTTGGTAAAAGAAGTTAAACCTGATATAATGGTTGTAGGGTCAGACTGGAAAGGTAAGTCAGTTATTGGTTCCTACTGGGCTGCTAAATTAATTTTCTTTGATAGAATAGGTGAGTATGCAACAACAAAAACAATTGAAAGTATTATTAATAGGTGATAGTTGTACTGATGAATATGTCTATGGAACCTGTGAGAGGTTGAATCCAGAGGCACCAGTTCCTATTCTTAAATTTAATAGAAAAGAAACTAAAAAAGGAATGGCATGGAATGTAAGAGAGAATCTTATGTCATTTGGTATGGAAGTTTATATTGTTACTAATGAAGAAACTATTATTAAGACAAGATATATTGAGGAGAAACATAATCAACAGATTTTGAGAGTTGATAGTGATTCTATTCTCAATTCTATGCAAGGTGAATTACCAGAAGGGAAGTATGATGCTCTTGTTATATCTGATTATAATAAAGGATTTTTAACAACAGAAAAAATATCTGATCTAGTTAATTCTTTTGATGGTCCTGTTTTTATTGATACCAAGAAGAAACATATACCACAGTTAGATGCTTATATAAAAATAAATGAGCATGAATGGAGTAACTTTAAGGGTTCTGTTCTATTCAACAAGTTAATTATTACTAAAGGTGGTAAAGGTGCATTGTATAAGGATGAGTTATATCCAGCAGAGAAAGTTAATGTGTTTGATGTAGTTGGTGCAGGAGATACTTTTCTTTCTACACTGGTTTACTTTTATCTAAAATATGGTACAATAGAAGAATCAATACCACATGCAAATAAAGCAGCCGCCATTGCGGTTTCTAATTTTGGAACCTATGTATTATCTGAGGAGGATGTAAATGAGATATGTAATTGATATTGATAATACTATCTGCACACCCACTGTAGGTAGAGATTATTCTAAAGCACAACCTTGGAAAGATCGTATATATAAGGTAAATAAACTTTATGATGAAGGTCATGAGGTTGTTTATTTTACTGCAAGGGGAATGGGTAGATTTGCAGGTGATCCAAATGCGGCAGCTAAAGCTTCTGCTATATTATTTGATCTGACTAAAAATCAACTTGAAACTTGGGGTTGTAAGTATCATGAACTGATACTTGGTAAACCACATGCAGATTATTTTATAGATGATAAAGGTATTAATTCTGATGAGTTCTTCCGAAATTAAAATTGTCCCCAAAGGATGGGGATATGAGAAATGGATTTGTAATACTGAAGAGTATTGTGGTAAACTTCTTCATTTGATAAAAGGTAAAAAATGTTCTTGGCATTACCATAAACTTAAAGATGAGACTTTTTATTTGGAAGAGGGAAAACTTTTGGTTAGATATTCTGATCAAGATAATATAGAAGATGCTAAAGAACTTATTATGGAAAGAGGAGATAAGTTTCATGTATATAGAGGATTAAGGCATCAAATGTTTGCTATAGAAGATAGTGATTTGTTTGAGTTTTCTACTCAGCATTTTGATTCTGATAGTAATCGTATACAACCAGGAGATTGAATTGGAAGACCAGTTGCTTAATTGGTTTTTTTGTAGTATAATATGGGCAATATAAAGATACAATCATGAATCGTATTAAAGATTATGATCGTCTAGCATTTGATATTGATAGATGGTTGAAAGATTATTATTACATGTATGGTATTAAAGCCTTTGTAGTCGGTGTATCAGGTGGAATTGATTCTGCTGTTGTATCTACTCTTTGTGCTAAGACAGAACTTCCTACTTATGTTCTGACCATGCCTCTTCATTCTAAGGAAGAAAATACAGAGCTATCAGAACTACATGCTTATGGATTAGTTGAGAAGTATTCCAACGTGACATTAGTGAACGTTGATTTATCTGAAACATATGATAAGTTTATGTTCTGGGTAGATGATACATTTACTGGTAATAAACTTGCGAATGCGAATACAAAGTCTCGTCTTAGGATGGTTAGTCTCTATCAGGTTGCAGGATCTGTTGGAGGTATTGTTGTTGGTACAGGTAACAAGGTAGAAGATTATGGAGTGGGTTTTTATACTAAGTATGGTGACGGTGGCGTTGACATTGCACCAATTGCTGACCTCTACAAAACCGAAGTCTGGGAGTTAGGAAAACATCTTGGAGTAGATGAACGCATAGTTGATGCAGTTCCTACTGATGGTCTATGGGATGATGGGAGAAAGGATGAAGATCAGATTGGTGCTTCTTATGAGCAATTAGAAGAGGCAATGGAGTATAGAAGAGGCCCTGCCGTGGATATATTAGATGAATTTAATAGAAAGAATAAGCATAAGATGGATCCCATTCCTACATTTAAGTTATGAGTGTATATCTAACTTTAAGTAATGAAATTTCTGATGATAGTTGGAAAAAATCAATACCATTAATTAATGGATTGGGTACGGAAGGTATTGGATCGGTTTTTCAATATCATATTTTGATGAATTTCTTTTCTGATTTTATAGGAATGGATTTTACATATCCTGGATCTGAAAATTTATCTCATCATTCATATACTGGATATGGTGAAGAAAAATTTCATCAAAATATTGATACTTTTTTTAATTTTCCTCATGTGGAAAATAATTGGGATGAAATATATGATTATGAAGGTCAAATAGATGATGGATTTTTTAAGTTAATTGATGAATATAAAAAAAGTAATAATAAAATATTAGTGAATTTGTATCATTGTCATCGTGCAGTAGATTCTTTTTGTAGAAATAATATTGAATCTATTTTTACAAAAGATAGAGTAGATAGAATGAGAAATAATTTAGTTTTTGAGGGTGAAAGATATTTTAATGAAGGGTTAAATGTATCATGGCATATGAGAACTCCTAATCCAAATGACATTCCTGCAGAAATAGTTTCTCCTTATAGAGAATATTATGTTAAGGAAAGAGATTTTGGAAGGTATACTAATTTAGCTAATGCACTAAAGGAAAAGAATAAAGATAAAAAGATTACATTACATATTCATTCTCAAGGATTTTCTACAGACTTTACTGAATTTTTTATATTTAAGGATGAAAATTTTGATGTACAATTACATATAGATGACCATCCGATAAGTGATATATACCATATGTCTAATGCAGACATTTTTATTATGTCTAATAGTGCTTTTTCTTACATACCTTGTTTGTTAAACAGTAATCGCAAGATAACTAGAGATAATTATCATACTTGGACTTTTAATTCAATCAAAACAAATTACGATTTTACTACATTTACGGAGACTTTATTATGAAAATAGGTGTTATTGGTGCGGGAAGACTTGGTATATGTTTTGCTCTTTTATGTGAGGCGGCTGGATATGAAGTTTTAGTATCTGATATTAGAGAAGACTATATTAATGATCTGAATGAGAGACAGATTATAACAACTGAACCAGAGGTGGGTAATCTTCTTAAAGTAGCAAAGAACTTTGAGGCAACTACTAATAACAAAAAAGTTATAGAAGAGTGTGATATCATTTATACTTTAGTCCAAACTCCTTCATTGGAGGATGGAAGTTATGATGTAAGTGCGGTAGATAATGTTGTTAATGATATATTAGAATTGCAAAATATATCTAATAAATCTTTCATTGTAGGATGTACTACGAATCCTGGAGATTGTGATAAGTGGTCACATCAACTTAAAGACTATGATGTAAATGTTTTTTATAACCCAGAATTTATAGCCCAAGGTTCTATTGTTAGTGATTTAAGAACAGCAGACATGGTTCTGTTGGGAAGAGGGTCTAGTGATGATGATGTACTTGAAAAGATTAAAACATTATATGAAAGTATACAGACAACTAGAGCTATTGTTTGTACGATGTCTAATAAGGCAGCAGAGATTACAAAGATTGCTTTAAATTGTTTTCTTACAACTAAAATTAGTTATGCTAATATGCTTGGAGATGTTCTTCGTATGGCAGGATGTGGTGATGAAATTTCAACTGTATTAACTGCTATAGGAACTGATAGTAGAGTGGGTCATAAGTATCTAAGATATGGTTTTGGATATGGAGGCCCATGTTTCCCCAGAGATAATAGAGCCTTTGCTGCATTTGCCAAAGATGTTGGTTTGGAGTATAATTTAGGTCACGTAACGGACAGTATTAACAATCAACACGCTACCCTTCTTTGTGATTTTTATAATGATTTGAATGAAGATAGAGCATTCTATTTTGATTCCATTACATATAAACCTGGTACTGATATACTAACAGAAAGTCAACAGTTTAGATTATGTACTGACCTTTTAGATAAAGGAAGAACGGTTTATATTCGTAATGACAATCGTGTTACCCATCAAGTTTATGATCAATTGATTGGTAAATATGGTGAACATGTAAAGTTTGTTGATGGGATTAAGTATGTTACTGAACCTATTTTTATGGTGGATCTATGAGTAAATTAATTAATTATCCTTATATTAACGGTAGTCAAATATCGGTTTCTGAAAAATCTATATTTTTAAATTCTCAATTTGTGCATCCATCTGCCGACCCTAAATGGAATGTACCTTTTATTTGGGAATTAGATGTCATTCAAGCATTTGTTGATCGTATTGAAGATAATGATGTTATCTTGGATATAGGATCTAATAGTGGTACTTTTTCTCTTGCAGCAAAATATTATCCCACTACACAATGGCATTCTTTTGAGCCTGATCCATTTAATTTTTCTTTATTAGAAGAAAATTTAAAGTTAAATGGGATTGAAAATGTGATATCCTATGAGGATGCACTGAGTGACAAGGTAGGAGAAGATATATTAAAAATATGTCCCTCACACCATGGATTAAATACTCTTGGAAAAAACTTAGAAAGATTTTCACAGAATGATTCAATAGATCATCCTGTAAAAACCAATACAATTGACAATTTGTTCTTAGATACTAAAATAGATTTGATCAAAATGGATACAGAAGGGTCAGAGTATGATATAATTGTAGGTGGAAAGGAAACTATTAAAAAATATAAACCAATAATTTTATTGGAATATAATGCTGGTAATATGAGTCAGTGTGGTCATAATATACAACAATTAAATGACCTTTTTAATGAAATTAACTACACTCCTTGTTTAACAATGGGAGAAAATCTCTTTATTCAATCACGGTGAAATGATGATTAACAAAAAAATAACATCCATAGATGAAATTAAAGGTATATTAGATACTCTTGATACTGAGGAATATTCTTTGGTTAATTATGTCTGGACTGAGTATGGATTTCATCCAGTATTCTTTAATGAACTTTTTAGACAATTTTTTGATGATGTTAAAGGTCCTAAGATTGGATTTTGCTTTTCAGGTCATGAAATATTTTATGAAAAGTACGTTGATATATTAGTTACTTTGGAGGGGTTTACTGATACCTCAAGAGCTTATCAAGATAATCAAGAAACACAATTACTTCTTGATAATTTTAAGAATATTTATGATAGAGGTATTGCTTTTTGGTATACTTTAAGAAACTTTGATGAAGATTTATATGAAGAGGCATTTTCTAATTATACATTTAAGAATATTTTATATCCTATAGGTAAAGATCTTCATTGGAAACTAGGATGGCCACCTGGCCCTGGCCATAAGTATGCTGAAGGTGAAGATGGTACTTGGCACTTCCCTTCATGTAAGTACCATGAGCAGGGTGTTCAAGCTTATGATTTGGATTTATGGGATCCAGATTTTAAAAAAGGAAAAGGTCTTAGACTTAAAAAATATAATACATTTTTTGTAAAAAATAGTTGGAAGACTAGAAGTTATGGATCATCTAACATTAATGATTTTTTAGTGGGTAATGATGGAACTAAAGGTAATATGGCTTTTGGATCTGTTGAATTTGATATCTATGCTAAGGTTGTTGACTTCCATATAAAAAATAAACTGAACTTAGTTGTTATAAATGATTTGGTTAAGTTTCCTGTGGTTGATAATAAGTATATTAAGTATATTGATATGACAGGATTTTTAGATGTTAGATTATTTGCAACTATAGTTGATGGATCCCAGAACTTTATTAATACAGGAACCAGTCCTGGTGATTTGGCAGCATACTATTGTAATACCAATCAAGTTATAGTTGGAGATAATCCTATTCAGAATAGAACCCAATTTACTGATACTATTTTGGGTAAGAGAGATAAAAAAGTTTTTAGATTTCATAAAGAAACTAAAAATTATGATCAATTATTTGAGTTTCTAGAGGAGAATACTTAATGAAAACTGCATTAATTACGGGTGTTACAGGACAAGATGGATCTTATCTTGCTGAGTTTCTTTTGGCAAAGGGGTATTTTGTTCATGGTATTAAGAGGAGATCATCTTCTTTTAATACCGATAGAATTAATCAAATATTTGACACTAATAAAAATTTTAAATTACATTATGGAGATCTTACAGATTCTACAAATTTAATTCGTCTTATTCAGAGTATACAACCAGATGAAATTTATAATCTAGGTGCTCAGAGTCATGTAAAAGTATCTTTTGAGACCCCTGAATATACAGCTAACAGTGATGCTGTTGGTACATTACGTTTGTTGGAAGCCATTCGTATTTTAGGTATGGAAGAGAAGGTTAGATTCTATCAGGCATCTACTTCAGAGATGTTTGGTAAGGTACAGGAAGTTCCACAAAAAGAAACTACTCCTTTCTATCCACGTTCTCCCTATGGTGTTGCTAAATTATATGCTCATTGGATTACTAAGAACTATCGTGAGGCATATGGATTACATGCAAGTTCAGGTATTCTTTTTAATCATGAATCTCCACGTAGAGGTGAGACTTTTGTAACCCGTAAGATTACAAGAGGTTTATCTCAAATATCTGTTGGACTTCAGGATTGTTTATATCTTGGTAACTTAGATGCGAAGAGAGATTGGGGACATGCAAAGGATTATGTAAGAGCAATGTGGTTAATGTTGCAGCAAGATGAACCTGATGATTATGTGATTGCTACAGGTGAACAATATTCTGTGAGAGAATTTGTCAATAAGGCAGCTCCATTTTTTGGTAGTAGAATAGAATGGATGGGAGAGGGTTTAGATGAGGTTGGATATGATTGGAATACAAAAAAAACTATTATCAGAGTCAGTGATAGATACTTTAGACCAACTGAAGTGGAATCTTTATTAGGGGATGCTAGTAAAGCAAAAAAAGTTTTAGGGTGGGAACCTGAAATAACTTTTGATCAATTGATTGAGGATATGGTTCTTTATGGACAATGATAGTAAAATATTTGTTGCAGGACATAATGGATTAGTTGGTTCTGCAATTAAAAAAACATTAGAGGAAAGGCATTATAATCAAATTTATTGGGTACGAAGAAAGAATTGCGATTTAACAAATAGAATTCAGGTAAATGCTTATTTTGAACAAGCAAAACCAGAATATGTTTTTCTTTCTGCAGCTAAAGTTGGTGGTATAGGTGCTAATATTGAACAACCAGCAGTATTCCTCTATGAGAATTTGATGATTCAATCAAATATTATTGATGCTGCTTATCGTTATGGAGTTAAGAAACTTGTATTCTTTGGGTCTTCTTGCATTTATCCGAAGGGATGTCCTCAACCAATGAAAGAAAAACATCTTCTTTCTGGGTACTTGGAACCAACTAATGAACCATATTCTATTGCTAAAATTGCTGGAATAAAATTATGTCAAGCATATAGAAAACAGTATGGTTGTAATTTTATATCTATTCAACCTTGTAATGTTTATGGTGAGTTAGATAATTTTGATAGAAGTTCTGGACATGTGATTGGTTCTTTATTAAATAAATTTCATAGTGCTAAACTTAATAAAGATCCTTTTGTAACTTGTTGGGGTTCTGGAACTGCTCGCAGAGAATTTATACATGTTAATGATTTGGCAAAGGCATCTATATTTTTAATGGATAATTATAATGATTCTGATATAATTAATGTAGGTTCTGGAATTGATTATACAATTTTAGAGATTGCTGAATTGATTAAAAAAATTGTTGGTTATGGTGGTGATATCAAATGGGATACTTCTAAACCAGATGGTGTATTAAGAAAACTTCTTGACACTAAAAAGTTATCTAGTCTTGGATGGAAACCATCTATTTCTTTAGATGAAGGATTAAAACTTACTTATCAACATTATAAACAGGAGAATTGAAAATGTATTGGCCCTTAATGGAAGAAACGATTACTTTAAAGGATCGTTTAAAAATGGCTTCTTTTATATTAACCAGTAGTAGATTAACTAATGGTCCTAAAGTTCGTCAATTTGAGAATGAATGGTCTGAGTGGTTAGGTGTAAAGCATTCTTTATATGTTTCTAGTGGTAGTACTGCTAATACTCTTTTGGTTTCTGCTGTAAAAGAACTATATGGATTGAAGGATGGTGATAAAGTATTAGTTCCTGCATGTACTTGGGTCACTAATATCTGTCCTATTATTCAGGCAGGATTGGAACCTATTTTTTGCGATATTAATCTTAAGAATTACTCTTTTGATGAGGATGAATTGAAGTATGTTGCTAAACAACATCCAGATATAAAGGCAGTCTTCATTACTCATTTAATTGGATTGTCATCTGATGTAGAAAAGGTAAAAGAGATATTCCCTAATGCTCTTATATTAGAAGATGTGTGTGAATCACATGGAGTATTAGGCCCAAAAAATAAGAGAGGTTTAGATGGTGTTGGTTCTACTTTTAGTTTCTATTTTGGGCATCATATAACCACCATAGAAGGAGGTTTTGTATGCACTAATAATACTGAGTTGTATGAGTTGATGCGAATGAAGAGGAGTCATGGTATGGCCCGTGAAGCATCACCTGAATTATTTGAGAAGTATGTGGAGGAGAATCCAGAGATTGATCCAGCATTTTTATTCATGACTGAAGGATTCAATCTTCGCAACCATGAAGTATGTGCTGTTCTAGGGTTATCTCAATTAAAGAAGTTGGATAAAAATATTAGTATCCGTAGAGATAATTATTCTTATTGGTGGACACATCTTTCAGACTGGAAATATTATATTCCTGAATATCAAGGGGGTAATAGTAGTTTTTCTTTCCCTATTATTGCTAAAGATCCATTAGTTACTGAAGAATTAAAACAGACCTTTAAGAAAGAGGGTATTGAGTATAGACCTATAATTAGTGGGAATCTTTTAAGGCATCCTGCATTTAAGAGATTTAGTCTATGCACTCAAAGAGAAAATCCTAATGTATGTCTTCTTCATAAGAATGGATTGTATGTTGGTAATAGTCAATTTGTAACAAAGGAAAAAATAGATAGACTTATTTTGATAATGGGTGTATAATATTGGGTATATATAGAGTAGATTATTGCTAATGCATGGAGATTTGAAAAATGAGTGATCATACAAAGACTGCACTGGTTCTTGGTGCTGGTGGATTTATTGGTAGTCATATGGCAACCCGATTAAAGAGTGAAGGATATTGGGTGCGTGGTGTTGATATTAAAGATACTGAATATTCACCTACTTCTTGTGATGAGTTTATAACTGGAAATCTTACAGATGCTGATCTGGTTCGTAGAGTTATACGATTTGAAGGAGAGCAACCTTTTGATGAAATATATCAGTATGCAGCTGATATGGGTGGTGCTGGATATATTTTTAGTGGAGAAAATGATTCTGAGGTGATGTATAATTCTGCTACAGTTAATTTAAATCTTCTTAAAGCACAACTGGATTTAAATAATGAGAAGGGTGTTAATAAGACAAAGATATTTTATAGTAGTAGTGCTTGCATGTATCCTGAGTATGCTCAGATGGAAGTTGATAATCCAGGATTAAGAGAAAGAGATGCATATCCTGCAGGCCCTGACTCTGAGTATGGTTGGGAGAAGTTATTCTCCGAAAGACTTTATGCAACATTTAATCGTAACCATGGAATTCCTGTAAGAGTTGCTAGGTTCCATAACATCTATGGTACTGATAGTACATGGGAAGGTGGTAAGGAAAAATCTCCTGCTGCCATGTGTCGTAAGGTTGCTTATTGTGAGGATGGTGGAACCATAGATATGTGGGGTGATGGAGAACAAACACGTTCTTTTTTATACATTGATGAATGTGTTGAGGCAACACGTCGTTTAATGGAATCTGAGTTTATGGGGCCAGTTAATATTGGTTCTGAAGAGATGGTCACCATTAATCAGTTAGTTGCTACTGTAGCAAAGGTTGCTGGTAAGACAATTAATATCAATCATATTGATGGCCCACTTGGAGTTCGTGGTCGTAATTCTAATAATGATCTTATTCGTGAGAAACTTAATTGGGATTATGGAATGAGTCTGGAAGATGGTATTCGTAAAACCTATGAGTGGATCTGTCAACAGATAGAAAGTAAGAAGTAAACAATTCAATGATTGGATACGATAGATTGGGTACCAATGGACGTTTGGGTAACCAAATGTTCCAGTATGCATCTTTAAGAGGTATTGCTGCCAATAATAATTTAGAGTTCTGTATTCCTCCAGAGAATACTCCTACTCATGCCAACTATGGTTTATTTGATTGCTTTAAGTTACCTCATGTAAAGCATCAAAAATTAATAGGGCCTAGTGGTGCAGTATTTTCTGCTCATCCTGATAGTTTAGATGAACCTGGTTTTGAGTTTGATGAGAAGTTATTTAATAACTGTCCTGATAATGTGAACATTGATGGGTATCGTCAATCAGAAAAATATTTTAAGCATATAGAAGATTCTCTTCGGGAAGACTATACTTTTAAGGATGAAATATATGATTCATGTAAAGAGTATATGGATCAATTCAATGGAGATATTTCCCTTCTTCATATTCGCAGAGGAGATAATGTAGGAAGACCTGATTGGTATCCTATGCCCACCATTGAACATTTTAAGTATCTGTTAGACAAATATTTTCCTGATAATCCTATTCTTATTTGTTCTGATGATTTAGAATGGGTAAAGCAACAGGAACTTTTCAGTGATGATAGATTTCATTTATCAGAGACCAGACTTTATTATTCTAATCAGGTAATGAATGGTACAGGGGGTATGGAAACCTCCTTAGTTCCATATTATGATTTGTGTATGATGACTATGTGTAATGGGGCTATCATTGCTAATAGTTCTTTGTCATGGTGGGGAGCATGGTTGCAAAAGAATCGCACACGACCAGTAATAGCTCAGGATCCTTGGTTTGGTGAAAGATTATCCTTTAATAATCTGAAGGATCTTATACCACAGTCATGGATCGTTGAAAAAATCCCAGAGGATAGAATACAAAGATAATGGATTTAACTTTTCTAATACCAACTAGAATAGAAACAGAGGATAGATTGAGAAATATCATATCTTCTGTTTCTTATTTGTTGAAACATACAACTGCAAAGGTTCTGGTAAAAGAAGTAGCACCTCATAATACATTTAAGTTTAGAGCAATTGCAGAGATTAAAAAGTATGCTGATACTTCTAATCTAACTTCTTTGTATGAACAATCAAATGAACCACTCTTCTGTAAGAGTAAGGTTCTTAATGATTTGATTGTGGCATCAGACACAAAGTTTGTTGCTAACTATGATGCTGATTGTATTCTTCCTGTGAAGTCATATCATCAGGCATATTCTATGTTAGAGAATGATCAGGCTGATGTGGTATATCCTTATCAGTGTGGTATCTATCAATGGAAGGCCCAATATGATATGGACATCTATAATTTATTCACATATAAACTTAGTACTGATGTACTAGATGTGAATAGAACTCTATCCAATTCTACTATTGGGTGGACGCAGTTCATCAAACGTCAAACATACATTGATTGTTATATGATGAATGAGAACTTTGTATCATGGGGATGTGAGGATGATGAGTTCTATTTTAGGATGAGCACATTAGGCAATCGTATTGCACGAATAGATAACTATGTCTATCATTTAGAACACTCCCGAACACATAATTCTTGGTTTAGTAATCCTAATTTTAATAGTAATTATCAGTTATGGAATACAATAAAAACATTTGACAAGAAGCAGTTAGTGGAGTATTATAAAGGGCAAGAGTATTTAAAAAAACGTAAAATTGGGGACTAATTATGGGACAATGGCTTACACCAACAGATTTAAATAAATATTCTGAAATAATTTCGGAACATATTGATGATCCAAATCAATTTAAGATTTTTATTGAGACAGGAACCGCATATGGTCAAACACTACAAGAGATTCAACCTTACTTTGAGAAAATATTTACTGTAGAAATATCTGAAAAATTGTGGGAGTGGTTGCAACCACAGATCCAACAATTTGAAAATGTTGATCATGTTTTAGGTGATAGTTTAGTTGAAATACCCAGATTTTTAGAGACTCTTACTGAAGATGATAAGGTATTCTTTTGGTTAGATGCTCATTGGTCACAAGGATTGAGTGGAAAGAATCATCTTGATGTACCATTAATAGAAGAGTGTGTTATTATTGATGAGCAATATAAAGCCGATGTTGGATTAGTAGTGATTGATGATGTTCGGATGTTTGAGACGAATACTAATGAAGATTGGTCATCTATTAATATTGATACGATTAAAGAATCTTTTAATAACTTTGAAATTTTAGTTTCGGAGGAGATTGAAGACAGATTAGTCTTACTTATTTCTAGAAAAAAATGATAGGATTTAATGCACTAGGTCGGATGGGACGTTTGTGTAATCAGATGTTCCAGTATGCTGCTCTTAGAGGTCTTTCTAGTAAGAGTGGTGCAGAGATATGTATTCCTTATCATCAAGATGCCGTTGATGATGGTATAGGAAATATGCTTAGGACAGAACTTTTTGATTCTTTTAATCTTAAAGTTAAAACTGGACTATTAAATAATGGTCATGCACCTGTAGTACAGGAAAGGTTCTTTCATTTTGATCAGGAGTTGTTTGATAACTGCCCTGATCATGTAAGTCTTCAAGGATATTTTCAGACAGAGAAATATTTTAAGCATATTGAGTATCAGATACGTGCTGAGTTTACTTTTTTGGATGAAATATTAGAACCTTGTAAGGAGATGATAGGAACAATAGATGATCCTATAGCCCTACACGTTAGAAGAGGGGATTATGTAATTAATAGTGAGAATCATTTTAATCTTCCTTTAGAGTACTATGAGGCTGCATTAAAACATTTTGATGATAATCGTAATGTACTTGTATTTTCTGATGATCCTAAGTGGTGTCATGAGCAATCTATATTTGATGATAATAGATTTATTATTTCTGAGAATGATGATAACAGAGTAGATCTTTGTTTGATGTCTCTATGTAATGATTTTATTATTGCTAACTCCACTTACTCTTGGTGGGGTGCATGGTTATCTTCTCATCCTAATAAGAAAGTAATTGCACCTGTTCAGTGGTTTGGTAAAACTGGTTACACTAAAGATCATGATACTAAAGATTTAATACCTGAAACATGGACGAGGATTTCTGATGGACAAGAATAAATCTGCTTTTAAACTTCATCATATTCCCCATATCTATTGGATAAATCTTTCATCGGATGAGCAACGTCGTGTTTATATGGAAGCTCAGTTTAAGTATTGGGAGATAGAGAATCATACACGTATAGAGGGTTATGATGCCAGAGGAGATAATGATGTATCGGTACATCTAAAAGGTCTAATACCTGATGGTATAACTGAAAATGAATTGGGATGTTGTATGTCCCATCTTAAAGCTATTAAACATTTTTATGAGAATAGTACTGATGATTATTGTTTAATTGTAGAAGATGACGTTAGTTTAGATATAGCTAAGTTTTGGAATTTTACTTGGATGGATTTTTTTAAGTTACTTCCATATGATTGGGACTGTGTACAGTTAACTACTATTTGTACTGGTGATATTCATATTAAATTACATCTTAAATTTATTAATGATTTTTCTGCTGCCATTTATTTAATTAGCAGACATCATGCTGCTAAAATGATGAAGCATCATGTTCGTGGGGGAAAATATAAACTTGATAATGGAGTCTTGCCTAGAGCAACATCCGAAGATACTATCTTAGAGTCTGGAAAAACTTATACAATCCCTTTGTTCTTGTATAATATGAATTTCCCTTCTACAATTCATGCGGAACATATTCATGTGTTTCATAAAGGCCCTCATGATGCACTTATGAATTATTGGCAGACACAGGGCCCAGATATGAATATTAAAGAGCATATGACTTATGATCCATACTATAGAAGAATAACTGAAAATTCTAACAATCCACCGCCACCACCTCCTAATTCATAAGTTTACATAAGTTTACATTATGGGTGCTATAAGGCACCCTTTTTACTGTTCGGGATCCCGAATGTAAAGTTTCTTGACGAAACTTTATCATTGCTATATAATTATGTTACACAACTTTACAAAAGAACTCAATGACTTCATCCACTGCTAACAAGTATACAACTACTGAGTATGGCAAGCAGAATATGTTTGCTGCAGAAGCACAACCATGGATTGATCAGAACGACAACTATGAAGGTTATGCTATTAATGCAGAGAAAACAAATGGTCGTTGGGCCATGATTGGTTTTGTAGCACTCATTGGTGCATACATCACTACAGGACAGATCATTCCAGGTGTTTTTTAAATGAACTACTGGAAAACTGCTGAACAAATGAATGGCCGTCTAGCAATGATGGGTTTATTCGCTGCCGTAGTTAACTACGGATTCACTGGCTGGGTTATACCAGGCATCTTTTGACCAAACAGGTCTTTACACCACTTGCAATAGCAAGTCACTTTTACCCCTAACAATTTAAAAAGGAGAAACACAATGACACCCGAAGCAGAAAAGTTTAATGGCTGGATGGCCATGCTAGGATTCGTAGCAGCACTAGGTGCTTATGCAACAACAGGTCAAATCATACCAGGTATTTTCTAATGAACAACAAACAAATCTTTTTAAGAGCAAACGGAAGAGCAGCAATGATTGGCTTCCTTATACTCTGTGCATCATACGCAACAACAGGCAATCTTATTCCAGGTATCATCTAATGACAAAGCAAACAAAGAAAACTGAAGACAAAGTAGATTTCTCTATTGCTGAGAAATGGAATGGCATTGCAGCCATCGTTGGATGTGGAGCACTTATCGTGTCTTATTCACTATCAGGTCAAATCATTCCTGGTTTCGTATAATGTCTTGTAGATTATTCACGATCAAGCGAACTGATCTAGTAAAACTGTTCGTGGTAATAAACTTACCTTGGTTAATGGTTTCTGCTACAGCAGGTTCCTTGGTCGGTATAATTACCTAGACACAAATGTTAACAAAACTAAATAATTATTCGTAACCATTCGCAAAGTAAAATACATGGGCGACTTCATAGCCGCAACAGACAGTATATCTCCATTCACAGCAATCCTATGGTGTTTCTACCCCGTAGGATGTTTGGTATTGATCGAACTTATTCTTCGTGCCATCAGCAATGATGACGATGATGATCAGGATGGTGGTAAAGGTATAAGGGTTGATCAGAATCAACCAATCTATGCACCTGCTGGAGCATAATGTATTTTCTCACTCCCAATGGTGGGAGTAATTATTTTAATTCTAAAAGCATGTATCAATTAATTTTCGTAGCAGCAGTCGCAGTAACTGCATACACAAACGGTTTATCTTTCGTATTTCAATGATACCACTCGCACTCTTATTAACAGCATTACCACCAGGCTCTAGGGATTTAGTAGAGTTTGGATTTTTTGTGACTGTAGGAATTACCGCAGGGTCATTAGGTTTAATATAATGGATCCTCTTCTTGGTAATACAATATTGGTAATGGGTCAAGTGGTCTTTATCTTCGGATTATTTTTGATGATGATTGCCAAAATGGATACTTGACAAATCTTTACAAATCATATATAATATCAGTGTCTTCGGACATTATCATTCCCCTAACCGAGATCATGGGGTTATAATATCTCTCATATCCACTAGTGAAGGGATTAGTGGAAATATCTGTATCGCTCTTACCCTTTGAGCCCTACTTACATTTAATTGTCCTCATGACAACTCTTCAAAAAAGAGAACAAGGTCTCCTATCTGGATGGTCCGAGTTCTGTGACTGGGTTACATCAACAAACAACAGAATCTATGTTGGTTGGTTCGGTGTTCTAATGATCCCATGTCTATTAGCAGCAACAACTTGCTTTATCATTGCTTTCATTGCTGCACCTCCTGTCGATATTGACGGAATCCGTGAACCAGTTGCTGGTTCATTCTTGTATGGTAACAACATCATCTCTGGTGCTGTAGTTCCATCATCCAATGCTATTGGATTACACTTCTACCCTATATGGGAAGCTGCTACTCTTGATGAGTGGTTGTACAATGGTGGTCCTTACCAGTTGGTTATCTTCCACTTCCT